ATGGTGATGTATGGTATTTCAATACCTATATTAAACCATTAAGTCCTTCTATAGATAAAATAGTTAGACAAGAAGCTGAAAAATATCTAGATCACATTGCTAAAATGGGTGGAAGTTGGGAAGGAAGTTTTTGTGGGGCATATGTTTCAGGAGAATGGTATTTTCTAGAAACAAATGTAAGGCCGGATATATTTAATAGTACACCTATATTCATGACTGGTGATGAATATCTAAAAGGTATGTTTGAAGATGTATCATTATTTGAAAAGGCTTGGAAAGATAAAACCTGTCAAAAGCTTTTAATTACATGTGATGATAATAGAAATGAATATCCTATACATTTACATGATAAGTATAATATTGCTTATCCAAATAACCTAATTATAAAAGATAATAAACATTTTATTAGTAATTTTGCTATGGGAAAGCTTATTAAGAGTAGAGGAACTGTTGTAGCTGATCATAATATTCCAAAAGAATTCATAAAAGAAATAGAAGAAACTACTCCATGGAAATTTAATAAGGATCCGTCATGAAATATTGGACCTATACCCCAGAAAATTATAAAGAACTAAATGATCAACTTAGAAGAGAGATAGATCATACTCCAAAAGGAATACAATCCCAGAAACAACCAACTAGTCATTATGATGGATATAATCATAAGAAATCAAGAAATGCAAACTATCCTGAATTCCAAATGGAAAGAGTATATAAGCCTTGGGTAGATGAACACTCTAAAATGGGATATATTGAGTATCCTCCACCTGCTATCGATAAATCCCCAGATCAAAAATATAAAATAACGTTTTGGAATGGAGCTGCTCCTTTAGTAAAACAATTTGCAAGAGAAGTTGCAGTAAGATCAGAAACAGAATTAAATTATCATATTACTGTTAGTGTTATGTGGTTTCACAGAAGGGATAAAGGTGATTATGATAATTGGCATAATCATACTCATTGTCAGTGTGTTGGAGTATATTATATAGATTTACCAAAAGGAGAAGAAACTCTTTTAATAGATTATGAAGGAAATATATTTCAACCAGAGGTAAAGGAAGGACAATTATTAATATTTCCTTCAGGATATATACATAAATCTCCTTATAGCTATAAAAGGAAAACTCTGATTTCTTTTAATTTTAATGTAGGATCAAAATATACAATAGATATGATAAATAAAGTTAAAGAAACACACCCAAAGAATTTTTTTGATAGTACAAAAGGAATAACTTCATACAAAGATTAAAATTAGTATAAATAGATATAGAGAGGTGAAATAATGGCAAAACCAAATTCAAGAGCAACATTAATCTCATATTGCAAACGAGAACTAGGACATCCTGTGATCGAAATCAATGTGGATGATGATCAAGTAGATGACAGAATAGACGAAGCTCTACAATTCTATCAAGAGTATCATCATGATTCAATTGAAAAAGTATATCTAAAACATAAGGTAACGGGATCTACTTTAACATTATCAGCTTCAGTAGCTGGTAATTTTACTGTTGGAGAAACTATTACAGGTGGAACTTCCGGAGCTACTGCAGATATCTTAACTGCTAGTGGAACTAAGATTACTTATGCTTATCTAGGAGATATAAATACTCCTTTTGCAGCATCAGAAACTATCACAGGTGGAACATCTTCGGCAACAGCAACAATCTCTAGTATATCTAAAGGTGATGTAGAACTTGGATATGTAACAATTCCAGATCTAGTTACCAACGTTGTGAATGTATTTCCAATTAATGATACAGATACTAGTACCATAAACATGTTTGATGTTAAATATCAAATGCATCTAAATGATATGTTTTCTTTAGGATATATGGGTTCATTATTAGAATATGAAATGACAAAACAATGGCTATCTCTTCTTGATATGATTATATCTACGAGTGATAAACATTATGATTTTTCTAGACATAGAAATACCTTAAGAATAGATATGGATTGGTCTCAAGAGGTTGATGTTGATAGCTATCTTATTTTTGAATGCTATAGAATTTTAGATCCTGATACATATACAGATATATACAACGATTATTTCTTAAAAAAATATAGTACTGCTCTTATTAAACGCCAGTGGGGTACTAATTTAATTAAGTTTGAAGGAATGACCATGCCTGGCGGAGTGACCTTCAATGGAAGACAATTTTATGATGATGCAGTTGCTGATCTAGAAAGATTAACAGAAGAAGCTAGGCTCAATTGGGAAATGCCAGTTGATTTCATGACGGGGTAAACCATGGCTAGAAATGTATATTTCTCTCAAGCCGTTAAATCCGAGCAAAATTTATACGAAGATCTAATAATAGAATCTTTGAAAATCTATGGGCAAGATGTATACTATCTTCCTAGAACTATAGTTAGCCGTGATGCAGTATTAGGTGAAGACAGAGCTTCTAAGTTTGATGATGCATATATCATTGAAGCTTATATAGAAGATATTGAAGGATTCGCTGGATCAGGGGATTTATATTCTAAGTTTGGTCTTGAAATTAGGGATGAAGCTACATTCATAATTTCTAAAAGACAATGGCAAAAACTTATAGGGGTTTGGAATAATGACGTAGATTATCCTGTGCCTTATGAAGGAGATATATTATTCCTTCCAATGTCTAATAAATTATTTGAAATCATGTTTGTTGAACATGAGCAACCATTTTATCAACTATCTAATTTACCTGTTTATAAACTTCAGTGTGCTCTTTATGAATATAATGAAGAGGATTTCGAAACTGGCGTTGATGCAATTGATATTATACAAGCTACAGAAGCTTATCAAGTCACAATAGATTATTCAACTTCTAGTAATAATCACTTTAGCCAAGGTGAAACTATTACTCAGGTAGTTAGTTCAGGTATTACTGTATCTGCAGAAGTACAAACTGTAGATAAATTATCAGCAACAGGTGGAAGAATAACCGTATCTAATATTGGAGTATCTGGAATTGCTGAAGCAAGAGACTTTATAGTATCAACTACTATTCCTTTAGTAGGTGGAACATCAACTGTATCTGGATATATTACTAAAGTATATGATATAGGAGATACCTCTTCTGGAGCTTTTGTAGATCCAACGGGTGGTGGAAGTGATAACCTTGAATTTGAATTGAGCGCAGATTCAATTCTAGACTTTACTGAATCTAATCCATTTGGTGATCCTTCGGAGAATTACTAATGTTTGGTACTCATTTTTATCACGCAACCATGAGAAAATCCGTAGCGGTTTTTGGTACTATGTTTAATAATATATCTGTTATTCGTAAAGATGGTTCTGGAGGTATACTTAATCAAATAAAAGTACCTCTTGCATATGGTCCTAAACAAAAATTCTTAGCTCGTATAGATCAAGAGACAATGGAAGATGCAAGTATGGCTCTTAAATTACCTCGAATGTCTTTTGAGATTACATCCCTGGCAGTTGACCTAAATAAAAAAGAAAATAAATTAAATAAAATAACTGCTGCTCATGCTACAGATTCATATAAAAGACAAAGTATTCGAGCACAAACTCCTTATGAAATTGGGATGCAACTCAATATTCTTGCAAAGAATCAAGATGATGGATTACAAATATTAGAACAAATCGTACCATATTTTCAACCTGATTATACCGTAACTATTAAACCTATTGATGGATGGACAGATTATAAACAAGATGTTCCTATTATATTAAATTCTGTTTCTATTGAAGATAGTTATGATGGTGATTTTGTTACACGAAGGGTATTAACTTATACATTAGATTTTACTATGAAAATGACTTTCTATTCCGGAATTGGGGCTCAAGGAGTTATTAAAGAAGTTCAACTTGATTGGTTTAATAAAACAAATACTTCAGAAAAATATTCAGGAGTGAATTATAAGGTTAATCCTAAAACTGCAGAGGTAGATGATACATTAGTAACAGGTACTCCAGGAACTGATGAATATAATATAGTAACTAGCTATGATCCATTGGGAGTTCCAGATTCATTTACTGCTATAGTAGGTACTGTGAGTGGAACATTTACTCAACAAGAAGTTATAACTGGAAGTCTTTCTGGTAATACTGGTGAGATGAGTGTATTCTATGCAGATACACCAGAGGGAAGTAATACTTTAGGAATTGCTATACCATCGGGTTGGTTCCAAGTTGGAGAAACATTAACAGGTAGTTCATCTGGAGCTACTGCAGTGATTGCCTCGTATACATAAATATAATATATTATTATGATTGATAAAAAACAAGCTATATCTGACCGGCTGGCCAAAAATCTTCCAGCTGAAAAAAGAAAAGAAAACGAAATCCTTAAAGATAAAAAAGAAATTAAGGATGATTATGAATTTTCACGGGCAACATATAAAGATCTTATAAGTGTTGGTACCCAATCAATGGATGCATTAGCCGAGCTCGCCCGCGAGAGCGAGCACCCGCGCGCATTTGAAGTATTATCTAATCACCTAAAATCTATTGGTGATATTACTGATAAGCTAATGAAACTTCAAAAGAATAAAAAAGAATTAACCGAAGATGATGTGAGGAGAGAAATTACTAATAACAATGTATTTGTAGGAAGTACTACAGAGCTTCAAAGAATGTTATTAGATAAGGACAATATTATTGATGTCGATGCAGAGGATTAAAAATAACGAGTTTGGATATTTAGGCAACCCTTCTATCAAAAGAGATGGTGTTGTTGCAGATTTTACTCGTAAAGAAATACTAGAATATCAAAGGTGCCAGAAAGATCCGGCATATTTTGCACGTGAATATGTAAAGATTATCTCTCTTGATGAAGGTCTTATAAACTTTGACCTATATCCTTATCAAGAGAAAATGTTTAAGCATTTCCATAAAAATAGATTTTCCATTATACTAGCATGTAGACAAAGTGGTAAATCTATATCTTCTGTTGTATATCTTTTATGGTATGCATGTTTCTATCCAGAAAAAACTATAGCCATACTCGCGAACAAGGGCGCGGTCGCTCGCGAGATGCTCGCGCGTGTAACGCTCGCGCTCGAGAACTTACCCTTCTTTTTACAGCCTGGATGTAAAGCACTTAATAAAGGGAGTATAGAATTTAGTAACAATTCGCGAATTATAGCAGCGGCTACAAGCGGTTCGTCCATTAGAGGATTATCAATCAATCTTTTATTCTTGGATGAGTTTGCTTTTGTAGAAAATGATGCACAATTTTATACCTCAACCTATCCTGTTGTTACGGCTGGTAAAGATACACAAATTATTGTTACATCAACAGCTAATGGTATTGGTAATATATACCATAAACTTTGGGAAGGAGCAACCACAGGATCAAATGAATTTAAACCCTTTAGAGTAGATTGGTGGGATGTACCAGGAAGGGATGAAAAATGGAAAGAAGAAACTATATCGAATACATCTGAATTACAATTTGAACAAGAGTTTGCTAATACATTTCATGGTAGAGGTAATACACTTATTGGAGCAAATTATCTATTATCTCAGAAAAGTGTTGAACCATTACATATTAAAGAGAATGTTTTTGTATATAAAGAACCAATAAAAGAACATGATTATTTGTTAATGGTAGATACAGCGAAAGGAAGAGGACAAGATTATTCAACATTTAATATAATAGATATATCTACTAATCCTTTTGAACAAGTAGCTACATTTAGAGATAATAATATATCTCCTATGCTATTTCCAGATGTTATATACAAATATGCAATGACTTATAATAAAGCCTATGTAATAGTTGAATCAAATGATGCAGGTATGGTAGTATGTAATGGATTATATTATGATCTTGAATATGAGAATATGTTTGTAGAATCAGCTATTAAAAAGAATGCTATTGGTGCTCAAATGACTCAAAGAGTCAAACGTATAGGATGTTCTACTATAAAAGATCTAATTGAACAAAAGAAATTAATAATAAGAGATGCTCAAACTATTATAGAAATGAGTACTTTTGTAGCTAGGGGAAAATCCTTTATGGCTATTGCTCCTAATCATGATGATCTAATGATGAATCTAGTACTATTTGGATGGTTTACCACAACAGATATTTTTACTTCTATATCTAATATTGATATGAAAGATATGTTATATAAAGAACAATTACAAGCAATACAAGATGATATGCTTCCATTTGGAATTATAGATGATGGCCAAAAGAAAGATGATGGATTTGGAGATGGTGAAGGAAACGTTTGGTTCGAAGAAGATACAAAGACCACAGGATTATTTTAATTATAAATAGTTACGAGTGAAAATAACCTTATTATGTTTAATATTATAAATTTAACTTATAAACAAACCTTTTTGAGAGGATAAAGCGATGGCATTTCAAGTATCACCAGGAGTTCAAGTCAATGAAATTGACGCAACTGCTGTAGTACCTGCCGTATCTACTAGCATTGGTGGATTCGCTGGGTCATTTAATTGGGGTCCGGTCGGTGAAGTTGTTAGCATTAGTTCTGAACAGAGCTTAGCTGATACCTTTGGTGCTCCGGATGACAATACATACAAATACTTTCTTACAGCCGCGTCGTTCTTAAAGTACGGCAACGCTTTGAAAGTAGTTCGCGTCCAGTCTGGGCATTTAAATGCTACAGGTGTGGCGGATAACGGACTTTTGATTAAAAATGATACTCACTATGTTGATTCAGGGTATAATACTGGTGCAGGGGCCGTTGGTCACTGGGCTGCTAAATATCCAGGTGTCAAAGGAAATAGTTTGAAGGTATCATTAATCACTGAAGGAATCACCAGTTTTTCTGGTTGGGCTTATAGCTCATCTTTCAATGGTGCACCAGGAACTTCGACGTACGCGGCGAATCTTGGTAAGGGGTCGATAGGTGATGAAGTTCATGTAGCAGTTATAGATGAAGATGGAGTATTTAGTGGTACCGCAGGTACTGTTTTAGAAACATTTGCATATGCTTCACAAGCTTCTGATGCTAAAAACCCAGATGGAACATCTAATTACTACGTTGATGTGGTAAATAATGGTTCCGACTACGTACGATGGATGGATCATTCATCTACATTAACTAATGCTGGGGCTGATCTAAGATTAGCAGCTACGACTGCAATAGCTGGCCATACGGCTGCTATTGAAGATTCGTTAACTGGTGGAACAGATGATAACGCACCTACTGTTGGTGAGATTGCAACAGGTTACGACCTATTGGAAGATGCCGAAACAGTTGATGTTGGTTTATTGTTTGCTTGCCCAGATGCTAATGGAGCAGAAACAATTGCTGAAGACTTAATCTCTATTGCTAACGCAAGAAAAGATTGTGTAGCTTTTGTCTCACCTCCAATCGAAGATAGCCAAGGGGCTTCTGCTCCTGCTACGGATGTTATGGCGTTTGCAAATGGTCTAACTTCTAGCTCATACGCAGTATGTGATTCTTCTGCAGTTTATGTTTACGATAAGTACAATGATACTTACCGTTGGATAGGCGCAGCTGGTCACGTTGCTGGATTATGTGCTAATACAGATAGAGTTGCAGATGCTTGGTATTCACCAGCTGGTGTAAGCAGAGGACAACTATTAGGTATAACTAAACTTGCATGGAATCCTGTCCAAGCGGATAGAGATACTCTATACAAGGGAAGAGTTAATCCTTTAGTATCATTACCTGGACAAGGTACTATGCTATTTGGAGATAAAACCCTATTAGCAAAACCTTCTGCATTTGATCGTATTAATGTACGTAGATTATTCATCACTTTAGAGAAGGCAGTATCAACTGCAGCTAAAGCTCAATTGTTCGAATTCAACGATGAATTCACAAGAGCTCAGTTTAAGAATTTGGTAGAGCCTTTCTTAAGAGATGTCAAGGGTCGTAGAGGACTGACAGATTTTTCAGTCATTTGCGATGAAACCAACAATACAAGTCAAGTA